TTATACCCCTTTTCTCACTAACTCAGCCGCTTTTAAAAAGACCTCATCTTCGACACCATCCCCCTTCTGCCTGCCGAGCCTTACCAGCTCATCGACAATACTTTCACGGTTGATGATCTTCTGGGATGAAACCAGCCCGATAACGGCGGCACCAATCGCCAGCCCAACTAATCCTGTCTGCTCGTCTTTATTTTTCATAGAAGCGCTCCCTTGTCCCCCTCAAAAGCGTAGCAGGAGAACTGTAAAACGCGCTGGTACGCGGGAATGAGATCCGTGCTTTATCTCACCCGTTCATCCGGCAAAAAAGGGATGGATTCGGAGCGGTTATCAGACGACGTTGATGAGGATAACGTGAATAGCGGTGCGCGTAGAGAGGCCGTAATGGGTGTTAAAACCGCCTTCGTAAAGGCGGTTGGTCATTACTCTGGATCTTTATCGCCTGATTCAGGCGCTGAGCCAGGATCATCTTTCGGTTTTCTTCCATCCTTTTCCGGGTTATCCGGGCTAGGATTATAATCAGGATGGTCACCATGAACGGGACGGTCAGTCATTTTCACCTCCGTTTTTACTGCGTAAGCTGTAAGTGTAGACAACCCTTCAGTCTTAACCAAACTTCTCCTGTGGGGCTCATTTGTAAATCGTGCTGGCATTCGGCGCTGCAATCCGTACCATACACGACACACTTTCGCATGCTGGTTTTTACCGGTAGCCGCAAACCCGTCTTTTATCGCTAACCAGATGGGGCACATAAATGCGCAGATGGTGTATGAAATCTATGCTACATGGATAGAAGAGATGAACACGAAGCTGACGCTTTGAAATCGTTTTCCTCACCCTGTGCCCCATTTGAGATCTGAGTAACGAATAGATGCAAGAAAATCAAGAGATTAACAAGAAAGAACAGTACAACCTGAATAAGCTACGCTGATTTTGTTAACTCATTGATTGCTTTCGTTTTGTCAATTTATTCAATTAGTTAAAGCATAGCAGTTTCTCCCTAAAGCTACCCAGTAATACATTTTTAATGCCCTTTTTTTGCCCCTATTCCTCAGTTTTGCCCCTAAATTTGCCCCTAACTTTAGCCAGTGTGCCCTCCTTTTTCTCCCTGCCATATACTTTCAGTCTGACTGACTGGAGGTTTCTATGTGTGGACGTTTTGCACAAGCACAAACCCGTGAAGAATATCTGGCTTACCTGGCTCATGAAGCCGATCGCGACATCGCATACGACCCGGAACCCATTGGCCGGTACAACGTCGCGCCCGGTACCAAAGTTCTGTTGCTGAGCGAACGAGACGAACAGTTGCACCTCGATCCTGTCCTGTGGTCATATGCGCCCGGGTGGTGGGATAAGCCGCCACTGATTAACGCTCGCATCGAGACGGCGGCCACCAGCAGAATGTTTAAACCTCTCTGGCAGCATGGCCGGGCGATATGCTTCGCCGACGGATGGTTCGAATGGAAGAAGGAAGGCGACAAGAAACAGCCTTACTTCATTCACCGGGCAGATGGTCAGCCCATTTTCATGGCAGCGATCGGCAGTACGCCATTTGAGCGTGGTGATGAAGCAGAAGGTTTTCTGATTGTGACGTCTGCAGCTGACAAAGGACTGGTCGATATTCACGACCGACGGCCACTGGTTCTGTCACCGGAAGCAGCACGAGAATGGATGCGTCCTGGTGTAGGAGGGAACGAAGCTGAAGGATTAGTTGCCGACGGGACAGTGTCCGCCGACATGTTTATCTGGCACGCCGTTACGCGTGCCGTGGGGAATGTTAAGAACCAGGGGCCGGAACTAATCGAGGCAGCACAATAAAAAGTTAAAGAAACCAGGCGCGTTCTAAATGCGCGAGAAGTGAACATTTAGATAGGCATCGCCTTGCTATCCGCCCATATTAAAGCCGGATTTTTGAAAATCTCTGTAGACTTCCGGATTGTTGAAGGCCGGGAATTTAGCTTTATGGGCTGCTGATTCAATCGCTTCGCAATAGGCTTTATTACCATTGCTGGTTGATATTTTTAAAGCCGTGCCATCCTGAGCAAATTCAATATGCAACCTGCATTTTTTTCCCTTCCATTTCTGAGGCTCATCAAGTTTGTCATTTATTGCCGCCCTGATTGCCCGAGCTTGCTTACCCCATTCATCCTGATCATCCCAGCGTCCTGAACTGCAATTACCCGTAGCTGTGGTCTTATGGCAGTCAGAAGGATGCAACGGCGCACATCCCGCGACCAGGCTGAACGCAATGGTTGATATAACGATTTTCTGTACTGTATTAGACAATCCCATATCTTGCCCCTAAATCCCTTTAAACCTCAGCAATATTGGCACATCCTTCCTTCATTCTGCCATCTTTTCAACTACTAATTTTTTTGCAATAGCAATTCTTCGTCCCCTTCTGGAATAAAGCGGACCAAGACTTCAAGAAAATTTATCGGACTCTAAGCAGATCTGAAAATCTCGTTGTATATCGAGGCGACAACATTTCACGCTTCATCTGCCACTGCTGCTGTATGCCCTGCCCGGCAAAATAGAGCGTTCCCTTTTCCGCAAATGAGACAAGATCCTCTTCACTGGCGTAGCTGTTGGCATCAGGAGAGGTGATATCGGTATTGATCATCGAATCATCCTGTTTATGGGGCTTTCGCCCCATTCGTTATTCTCCGGCAGGCGCAGTGAAGGTGATCTCATCAGTGGTTTTCGCCACTCCTTCAACCGTGCCGGTTACCGTAAAGGTGCCAGCAACGTCTGATGTGAGTTTCACCGTTGCACCACCAGCAGAACCGGTCTGAGAGCTGGCAGTGCTGAGCGTGCCGCCCGTTGAACTCCATGCAACAGTCTTACCGGAAACACCTGCGCCGTTTAGCGTGTACTTCAGGGAAATGGTGACCGCATCGGTGCTGTCAGCGGTTGCGGAGGTTTTATCCGCTGACAGCGTTACTCCCCCACTGCGGATCCCAGTTTAATCAGCACACCTGCCGTTGATTTGTTGCTGATGAAGTGTTTCTTCCAGTTGCCCGCAGTGCCGATGGCGGTCAGGTCAGGGTTATCACCTTTGGCGGTAGAAGATGTCACGGATCTGCGGGTACGTTGGCGCGAAATAGCCCTGGTTGATTTTAGGGTGCTCCCACATCCCCTTACAGATGCCGCCACAACCCACCCACGTCTTACCGGAACCAAACCCGGCAACGTAGGCTTTGAATTTGTGCTGCATCGCAAGGAAGCGCGCCTGAGGAATGTTAAGTGTCGGGCTGATCCCCATCTTCCGCCCTCGCGTCCACTACGTTGATATTGATCTGCACTGGAGTCGGTTCGTCATCATCACCATCACCAGCCAGCTCTTTGCGGAGTTTTTCCACCTCCAGCTGCCGGCGGTCGATTTCGATTTGCTGGAGACGCTGAGCGAACTCGCTATCCGCCAGGCCAAGCCGCTTCATTACCGCTTCGAACATCTTTTCGCGGCTGATAGCGGTTATCTCGACGCCATTTTTCCCCAGCTTCACACCGGAATAAGCCAGAGCAGCAACGGGGGAGAGTTTCCGGGTGTCGGCGAAATACGGCTGGCCAATACCATCGCCGTTGCAGCGCGGACAGCCAGGGTTAGGCTCTCGGGTGTGATCGTAGCCGTAACCCCCAACATCGACTGGCTCTCGCTTATCGCGGTCTGTCGCTTCGAGCCGTTTCTCTTCGAATTCCACCATATCGCGCCACTGGTACTGGTGACCGAAGCCCCAGCAATAACGACACGCGCCGCGGCGATACTGCGAAAGCTGGTTTGCATCGAAGGTCGCAAGCTGCCACATCTGCGCGAGCACTTCATCGGCACCGCCAAGCGTGCGTTCAATGGAGGCTTTCTGCTGTTGTGCAATAGCCTGGGCAACTGAAGTTTTCTGAAGGAGTTGATAACCGATTTGTTCAGCAGATTTTTTGCTGTAACCCGCCCTGATAGCGGCTTGTGTGGCGTTACCATCCTTTAGGTATTCTGCGACAAAACGTCTTTGCTGTGCCGTTAATCCATCATCATCCACCAGCTCTTCTGCGCTTTGTTCTTTTTGCGCAGTACGCACTTTTTTCTGCGCAGATTTTTGCACAGATTGCGCAGAAGGTTTTTTGATATATCGACGTGCGGTAGCATAGTTCAGTCCCTGCGCTTCACACCATTCCTTTGGTGATACGCCGGTTGCGGCATGTTCGGACAGGAACCGTTGCTGAAGCTCGCCCCAGTCCGGTTTTGCCATATAAACTCCAATAAAAAACCGCCCTTAGGCGGTTAAATTTTGAGATTTAAAATTTTGGTGCTAAGCCATACTTAGGCGTCTTTATGTTAGCAGCCCAGACTTTGATATCGTTCTGAAGCAACAAAGTGAAATCTGACTTGAGGTGGTTAACCATCTCATTGACCTTGCTTGCATCATTCACTGCAAAGTGTTCAATCCTGTCTGCTCCGACTGATACACAAGTATAAGTTGCAGGCACATCCTTCCCGTTAGCATTAAGCCGCACCTTCTCATCTCCACAGCCACCATCGGACATATAGGATACGAGCATATTAGCTGACTCCCTCCCCGGTTGAGAGATGCTTATCATGACAGGCAATCCCTCTGAGGTCTGGGTAATGTCGTAGAGTACAGCATCTTTTTGATACCAGGTATTGTATTCTCTTTCCTGAAACGCTGCGTAGGATGGCGAAGAAATCGTCGCCAGCAAGGCGATTGTAATAGAGTGAATTTTCATCGGTTGCTATTGTTTTGTTTAGGCAAAGTTATTATCCATATTGTGCCAACAGCAACAACGACGTAAGATTATTCCTACTATTTTTAGTGGTACTAAATTCTCTTTTAGCAACCGTTAAGTATCCATATATCTCATATCAATAAAGCATTATAAATCCCGGTAATTTGCATTAAGTAAAAGCTAACTCCATGGTAACGAAAAAAATTTGCAATCACCTCTCAATACATTATCAGCATTCTACAGCATCAACCTTATTTTTGGTGAGCTTTTTCGAATGGCGAACTGGCTGCTATGTTTCGTCCATGATGTCTAATAACAAAGAGTCACTTATTAAACAAATAAGCGAGTATGCCAGGCTTAACGAGCAGGAAGAAATCCAGTTGCGCAAGATAATCAGCTGATTGATTCATCCGCTTAATCTTATAACTATTATCAAGCCCACCAGCAGGTGGGCGTTGTAATGGCTGCCACTACCCGGAGTGGCCACGCTCATGCCCTTGAGTTGCTGTCGCTTCATCGCCGCTTATAACCGGTGCGCGTCTGGCGTTCGCGCTGCTTTACCGGAGCATGTCCCCTTATTTACCCTCACAACGGTCTGCTATACCTGCTCGCCATTACGCGGCTCGGGGCAGCATCATGGCTGCTGCATGGCCTTATGGCTGCGGTCAACCCGCTTACTGTTTCAAGGTCTTTAGCCCATCCACAAGTGAAAATAATCTGAGGAATTTCTTAATATCCCACGCTTACGCTTGTTGTTATCTGCCTGGCTGCCAGGCTATACATGACTCTGATGCGGAGAATGCCAACTCCGGGGAACATCAATAAAAAGAGCAACGAAACTGAGACTCCTGTAGCCCTCGCTGAGAGGGCTTTTTTTTCAAAAAAAAGCCAGCTCGGACAGAACTGGCTGGGTCTAGCAGTAAGTAGGTATTACTTCGCACTCATTTCGACGTGTACCCTATTCCTTTAGTCAAGCATTCAGACGCCGGGTGCCTCCCGGTGGACTTGCATCACTCCGCAAACCCGCAACACTACGTCCAGCAGTGACTGGTTGCCCCTCCGCTCAGGGGGATTCATCTGTATGGCAGAGATATCGAATCACTCGTGCCATTAAAATGTAGCTGACAGACAAAATAAAGTTGTGAGCATTGTTAAAATTCTTCGCTAATCATTCATTCCGTATACCCATCAGGCATTAGAAGAAAGTAGATTTTCGTTCCTTTGAGTTATTTATTTAATACACCTTTTTACTTTTGAGAAATGGATTACATTTACATTCTCTTGTAATGATGACCCCTTTGGTCTCCCTTCCGAATTGCAGGATTTCATTTCGGAAGGGACTTTTTTCCTTTCCCGCCTTGATAAATACTCATTGTTTTCTAGACTGTTACATAGACTTTGCTATGTCAGGTGAAGTCGTCGTTCAGGACTACCCGTGTGCTCAAGGATGAGCCACCCTGATTTGTTCAAGCTTTTCCCTGCTAATTAATCATCTGCGCCACAAGAATTGTCCATTTGTATAACAGAATTCTCAATATTTGCTACGGTTAAAGTCCAGAGGAGAGACTGTGTCCGAACCTCAGGGATGAGGCTCAATTTTTCCCGCAATTTGCTTTCCATGCTTTGTTATGCGCCAGGATGTCTTTCTTCGTCTGGTGGTCCAGAACGTCGATGTCTTGATCCGTCAGGAAGATTGGCTTCACCCAATCGCAACCGGTATCAACCACCACCGGGACGCTTCCATTCGTTACGCAGCTCGCGATCAACATCGTCGCCAGGCATATGATTAACAGTCTGCTGTACATTGCTGGCCTCTTTCGTTGTTTCTACCCTGCGTTCGGCTGCTGCGACCATTGCCGCTGCGTTATCTTCGGTTCGCTGCTGGTCGGCTTTGGCTTCTGCTTTGCTGGTGCCGCGAAAATGGCCCAGGCCAAAAGCGCCGGCGATAGCGGAAATGACCAGTGCGGCCAGCCCGATTATTGTCTCGATACCCACACTCACCTCATACCAGAACTGATTTCGCCAGGTTAAACAACTTACGGCGTTTTTCCAGCCCGTTGCGGCCGCCATTGATTAATAGTGTCACGCGCTCAACGTCGCCGGAATGAAGAAGGCAACCGCGGGAGGCATAGAACCATGCGGCTGAGCGCGCGGCGTATTCATCCTCTTCAAGCAGTTCCGGGTGGGTTACAAGGTCCAGTTTCAACGCCTGGCCACAACTGCGATAGTTACTCAGACCAGTAACCTGTTTCAGCCCGCGACCGCGATATTTCCATCCATCACCGGCAACCTGATTGCCCAGGTGTTCTTTTCCCCACTCACCACCGTATACCAGATTAGCGATCGCTTTCTGGTTTGCCGGTTGCGTTGCCGTTCTGCCAAGTGCAGCGGCTTGCTGTGATGTGATGCGGTGGCTGCCGAACGTCGGCACCAAGTTTTCTGCCGCATAATTAAGATTTTCCACCACACAGGTAAATCTGGAGCTTTCATGCCCCATCTGGGCAATAAACATCGCCTGATCAAGCGGTGTGGTTATGCCGTATTCCTTCATAGCGGCGTCGATATGCGGAAACCAGCGCGCAGCTAACCCGGCGCTGATACCAGCCGCCTTCTGAAATTGTGTTTGATTCATTAGTGCCTCAGATGATCAACCAGACGTGCAACGTTGCCTTTGACGGCCACCAGCACGGAAAGGAATATGATGTTTGCCGCAATGGTGGCCCATGATGAATGCGGGTAAATCCCACACAGGTACGCCAGCGGTACAGCGCTATAAGTGACGGTAATCAGCCAGGCTAAACGCGAAATCCATGGCCGATGCCGCGAATCACCACGGCGATAAAACATCAGAGTAATTACAACTCCGGCGCAGAGCAGCGCGTTGATAGTTGCTGTTGGGTCATCTAGTACCACCTGAACCTCCCCGGCGCGTTATCAGCGCCACCAGCGAGCCAATGTCCTGCTTGTTCAGGAACGTAAGGATTTGAACGGCTAACGCAGAAGCTATTACGGCACCGATAGCATCCAGAGGCTTCTCGGTGTATCCCGTCCAGGATGTGAGTTTTGAACCCAACAGCCCCGAACAAAGAATGCCGACGATATACGACACGAAGAAGTATGCCAGGCGACGTAACACACTCAGGTCAGCCGCTGTCGCTATGTAAAATACGGCGCCCGCAAATGCACCAAAAACAACACCGTAGTCAGTTCCGGTCAATAGACCGTAGACACTGGCTCCAGTCAAAGCTAAACCGGCCAGCCCCGTGCCGGAAAATGGATCGGACATCGGCCCCCCTCATATTGCTGTGAATCCTCTCAGTAAATTTGAGGGGAAATAAAAAAGGCCACCCTGAGGCAGCCTGTGTTCTTCAAATTATGTTCATAAAGGTGGGGATATGGGGCCTTCCAGAACGACCGCTTCACCGTTATGGCAAAGATCGTAGCCACGAGTTAGATGCCAGACGCCTCTGATTATTTTTCCTGTAACCATATCTTCAGTTTTACCGTGCGAAAAGTAGGCGATCTGGACACAGTCATTGTGTCTAATCCAATAATATCCCTCTTTCATAATTCACCTCTTAAATTGTTTCATTTAGAAGTGTATATGACGATTCAGAACCTGGTGGTCGACAAAACGTTTTTTTTGAGGATGTGGCGCCGGGTGCCTCCCGGTGACTTATCTCTGGTCGTCAAAGTCGCGTGCATACCTGCACATAGCAGTTAACCAGACGCCCCATCGCTTAGATGGGATTCACCACATTCATAACTAAAACAAGAAACATTCATCTGGTCAATGGATGATTAATAAATGAAAAAAAAGCCTGCTCGGAAAAGCAGGCATAAATAGCTAAGTTGGCAATAACTGAGGGAGTGGTGCCGGGTGCCTCCCGGTGGAAATGATCACAGCATTCATTTCCGCGCGCTGGTTGGACACTCTGGAGAAATGTCCTGCTGAATCGCCCCTCCGCTTAGGGGGATCCACCACAAAAATGCTTTCAGAAACATCCATTACTCAGGATGCTTAAAAAGCATATGTGCAGTATGAAGAATCTGCCACGTAATCAGATGAATATATTCATTTAAATGGTACAGGCAGAAGGACTTCAATCACCTCTACCTCTCCGTTGTGGCAAATGTCGTCTCCCTGCGTCAGATGCCAGACACCAGTTATCAACTGGCCCGTTTCAAGGTCATCGGTTACACCATCTGTCTAGTAGGTTACCTGAATTTTGCCGTTGTACTGTAGCCAGTAGCAACCCTCTTCCATTTTCCCACCAGCATGGCTGGGAAATTAAAAGTTACTACGGGGTTGTATGGTTTTAGTAATTCTTAAATTGCTATAAAGCAAAAAGCCCTACGGGGTTAACCGCAGGGCTTTAAACGAAGGCAATAACCCATCGTTAGAGCAAAATTACCACAAATTCGGGAAAAGTAAATAGCTCACGATAAAATAACGCCCTATTTTGTTATCTGCTTCAACTGCGCATCGGCCCATGCCTCTTCGATGTCAAATTTGGTGATTAGCTGATCGTAAAAGGGCTTAACAGACTTCTTCCAGGTATCTAGGCTGATTGTATCCGTTATCTGGCGCACCGCAGCGTAAGCCTCAGTTGAGGGGATACGCTCATATCCACGTCCGCCGCAGCGCTTACAGTCGGCCAGAACCGGCACCCCCTGCTTTTCAGTGAGATCCTGATTCACTGCTTTACCGCGCCCGTGGCAGTCTTTGCAGGCGCAACTGACAACTTTTTTCCCCTTGCAGGTCGAGCAAAGTACCTTAGCGACTTCTTTGACCTGGCGCTTAACCTCGAAATAACTCGGAGATTGCTTAAGGTCTTTTGCCCACTGTGGAAGCTTCATGGTGTAGTGCGATTTCATCGTGAAAACATCAGCCTCAATGAATCCCTGACCCGAGCAGCAGTCACACTGTTTCACGCTGGCGGCGCTGCGAGAATAATCTTCAAAAGCGAAGGAGGCCAGCTGGTGCATCACTAATGGCTTAACCCTGGCATCCAGTTTGCGAAGTGCAGCAACCCGATCGCACTTGGTCAGCGCATACTGGGCCAACAATTCGATCGCCCTCTCCCGGTCATTGTTGCTGATACCCATCTTCCCGAGAAAAGCGCTGTAACCCAATGCTGCCCGTTCCTGCGTCATGCCCATAGCGGCCATGATATCCGTTCCGCTTAATGAGTCTGACGCCGTAGCGCGCGGAGAGTCGCTAATCATCGTCGATTTGGCGAAGTGATATTTGAGGGTGTTTTCAAGATTCATGCGTTCTCCAACTCGGTAATGGTGAGTTCTAACTTCCCGCCCTTAACGACAGGCATTTTCACAACGCGATAGTCGACAACCTGGCAGTCATCCAGCCAGAATCTCGCCTTGGTTAGAGCGTCAAATGCAGCTTTCTGCAGGTTATCCAGATCGCGGCGTCGGCGGTCGGGCATGTGACATTCAATACGGATTTTGAGTGGTGCGGCCGTGCGGATATTAAGCCGGGCGCTTCGAATGACGCTGGCGACTGCATAGCGGTACGCAACGCCATCAGCGCTAATGTGCGTGCGCCCGCGGTTGTGCCGGTAATACCGGTTATTGCTCGGCGGCCAGGGCAAAGTGATTTGATATGTTTTCACGTTCACCCCCACATCCGGTTTCGCCAGCGGCTGTCCGGGCGCGCTGGTGTATTTGAGGTCGGCAAGAATGCACTTACAGTCCAGGTCACGTAATCCGGGTTTAGGCTGCGCTCAACACGTACTCCGCGCGCCTTGTAACGCTTAACCAGTTCGTCGGCCTGTTCGGTGCTGCAATCGGTGTGGTGGAACCAGGAATACTTCATTCCATCACCCCGCGAAGCCAAGCAGCTGCGCGGCGACATTCTCGGCCTCATCACGACTGCGGAATGAACGGGACAGGACCCAGCGCCAGAGGACATCGAGCGCAGCTTTATAGAGTTGCTGAAACTCGAATTCGTCCATGTTGGCAAACGAGATGCTACGAGGATGCTTCTTGAGTGTTCCGTCTGGCAGCTGAATGGCATCAAAGTGCCCTGCCTCGACGATCACCCAGGAGCGGTAAGCATCGAAGGATTTACAGAGGCTGATGCCGTTTGTGACCCGGCGGTATGCAACCTGCTCAAGATACTGCTCAGCAGCATCGATCAGCGCCCCCTCATTACCACCATACGAAGCCAGCAACTTGGCGTAGCCAGTAATCAGCTTACGCTCGTTACTTGAGATCGCCCCGCCGGTTGGCTCCCAGTATTCAAATCCGAGATTAAGAAGCGCGAAAAAGCGTCGATGGAATGCCGGCTTGCGAACCCGCCTGAATTCGGCAACAAGAACATCGCCGAGCCGGGTTTTGGATTGCAGGATATCGCTGGTCTCGGGGGTTGCCGGGATCAGTATTCCTGAGTGGTGTTTGATAAGTTGTAATTCTAGCGCCATGGTTCTCTCCGTGGCGCATCAGGTATAGGGTGTTCAGGCCTATGAAAGAATGATATCAGACGGTGGTGTAATTCGGTACCCAAGCCGTTTTGCAAATTGCATAAACCCGTTAAGAGTGAAGATTTCTTCCTCTTCGAGTAAGGGTCGTAATGAAACTATTCCATTTACTCGATAAACCAGATATCTCCCTTCCGCCGGGAAGCTATAGATAACTGCATTATCGGCCCTTCTGACCACGTCGTACCATTGATCATCTGCATTAAAGGCATCTGCACTACACACTATTTCCCCCCAGAGCGACTTATTGACGCGGCAAACAGTAATCGGGAACAGCCAGGGGAACGCAAACAGCGATACTCTTTGAAACTGCTCCAGTCAAATTCACGCGATTAATAAAACCACTCGTCCGCGCTTTCCCAAGTCTCCTGCACGATATGTTCGACCTCTTTCTTGTCGCCCCCGAAAACAGTCAAACCATCATTACTGGCACGCTTAATCGTAATCTGGCAACCATCAAACTGCTTGCTAAGTCTTTTGAGCAGTTCTGACTCGAGCGCAGGTATAGCTCCAACAGGAAGTTTCTTCATGCGATCAATGGTTAACTCGATTTTCATTTTTCCCTCCGCAATGAACAACTGTATGCATATACAGTATATTTATAAACGTATCTCACGGATTTTGCAACGATTAAAGAGTGTTCGCACTATGGAGCGCTTTCAGGCTTACAGGTATATGTTTTAAGTACGATATGGGGCAGATCTCAGATTTGGAGGTCTACACAATAGTTATGTTGAATAGATTTCAGCGGAGTTTGGTGCAGTTACGCTACTAAATTGTGGCTTAGAAATGAGATTAATAAAATGAAAATCTGTAAAGGCTAATATGGAGCTTGCTGTTACTAGCACAAATTAGTCAGCAAGCTCTAAAACGATATGAAACATTACCAGAGCGTAATGTAATCCAACCGGTTATCGAAATTTACTGAGATGCAGGCACTGTATCATAATGACGAAAAGCCTCGATCCCGACTTTCTGACCATAAGAAAGTTCAAGTGTGTTACCATCAGGATCAGCGAAGAAGACATAATAACCTACCGGTTCCCCTGTCTGAACAGGTTCTTTTCGCAAGATGCCCTCCATCCTGGCCATCGCTATTTTATTGTCGATTTCTTCAATGCTTGAACAAGCTACTCCCAAGTGACCAAAATTACCTAAAGGGGTGTCAGTCACAGCATCAACCTGGACAAGGACAAGCGCAAAAGGGCGAGTTAGGTCACTTAACCACGCGACTTTACGTGCCTCCGGAAGGTCAGGCTCTCGCCTGTGTACGACTTCCATGCCAGCATAACGGCCGTAAAAATCAATACTTTTATCCAAATCTCTAACAACAAACGCAACGTGCGTAAAACCGACATCAATCTCTTTCATTAGGCTAATCCTTTGACTATCTCCAGAATCGCCATCTTAAAAGCTCAAGTTAACCTGAGGTCAAGAGCCTTTCAATCAATAATTTGCTGGATTTCATGCACGTATTGTTCAATGTCGTTCAGGGTCGCAGCCTATGCTAACTAACTCCAGCAAAATGAAGATAAGGCCCGCTACGCACAGAAGAAAAGATAAAGTTAAAGCCGCAATAAAAACCATTAGAAACTCCATGTAATCATTTTTACTACCACAATCTTAGAATTAATTTTTACTTTGTCACGTGTGCACACCAGGCGATTTGATGTTGCAGAGCCAAACATATCTCGCGGGCTTTAACCACGTTTATTGAATGGTTTTTTTGTTAAGCATTTTACTCTTCATAGACAATTTTATGGTCACAGAACTCTTTTTTGTAAATTTTTTCAGTAAAATAGCACTAACTGTCCTTTCTCATGCTACTTTAGAAGAAAATCCTTAAAAGTGTGCAACTATGCTTACTACTCTCATCTACCGAAGCCACCTGCGAGCTGATGCACCAATTCAATCCATTATTGACATGGTCAGTGAAGCCAATTCCCGAAATGAACGTGCGGGAGTAACTGGTGTTTTACTTTTCAATGGGATTCATTTCTTACAGCTTCTTGAAGGTGATGAAGCAGCTGTAATGCAAATCTATGAAAAGATTTGCCTAGATACACTTCACTTTAACATTGTAGAACTCTTATCCGATTATGCCCCCTATCGACGATTTGGCCGCTCAGGCATGGAATTAATTGATATAAGACTATTCAGTAAAGAAGAGTGTCTGGACAGGGTTCTTCAACGTGGAACAACCCAACATAAAATGCTTTACAACGACAGAGCCTTAAGGTTTTTCCGTACATTTATAGATTCTGCTGAGACAGATAACTATTATGAACTTCCTGATAGGTTCAGTTGGTTTTTTTCATCCGATCAAATAGATGTATCATCAGTTGATCCCGCCATTATCGAAGACATGTATGCAGTTATAGACCCTCTCGCTGCCCAGATTCATTCTTTTGTCTTGAATGCTAAATCAGATAATGACGTTATAAAAGTCAATAATTTACTTTTTGATTTGGAATCGAAGAAAGATTTGTTAAAAATTGCAGGGGGTTTCATTACCTCTTCACAACGAGTATCAATAACACTCCTGCCTTTAACCTTACTGAGGGTGCCGAATGCGATTGAGATTTTGCTCGATTACATCAGAGAAAGTAACTTACACCCAGAACAAGTTTTAGTTGAATTTTCTGAGAGCGAAATAATCCCTGAAATTGATGAGTTCGCGCATTCCGTGCAGATTCTCAAAAGCTGCGGTTTAAGTGTTGCTATTAATGACTTTGGTGTGGGAAATGCAGGTTTATTGTTTCTTTCGAAATTTCAGCCTGAGAAGCTCAAAATACACCCTCAACTAATCCATAATATACATAAGGACGGCTCTAAGCAGGCGATACTACAAAGTTTAATACGTTGCGGCGAACTTTTAGAGATAAGGATTTGTGCAACAGGTGTCGAACAACCAGAAGAATGGATGTGGCTAGAATCCGCTGGTATATTTTGCTTCCAGGGCAATCTTTTTTCAAAATATGATAAAAATGGATATTTGAAGATCTTCTGGCCAGAATCTAATGAATTCATAGAATGTTAAAAAAAACTTGTAGACTTATTACTTTTTCATAGGCTTAACGCAGTCATAATCGATGGGTGTCAAGCTGGAAGCGGATAAACTAATATATAGTGAAAAGTCAGCGGGCCCGGCGGGTGCAAAAGCAATGCTTCAGTACTCAGCTAAAATGCGGTAAACGGAGCAGGCTTAGATATTTGGCCTCAATTTCGTTTACGAAGAACCAGTTCATCCCCATACCCTCCTACCAGCTTTCATCCAATCATATTTGGCTTTTAAAGCTCAGCTGGTATCGAGCAGTCAGCGATACTTGCGCAGCAAACGTGCCGCGCATATACAGTGCTGGCTTACCTTTTATCAAACGTGCTCACGCCTGCATACCCTTCCCCCTTGCGATGTTAATTCTGTCAATGCATTCCCTTAATGCTTTGACTTGCTCAGGGGTAAGTTCAGATTCATCGATTGTGGCCAGAAGAGCGTTGAGGGAGCGCTCAATATCGTTTTTAGTCAACCGTAAACAGATAACCTTAACCCAACGTGGCGAGAACTTGCTGAGGCCGATTGCTCTTGTGATACGTAGTTTCATGAGATGCCTCTTAACCGCCAGTGGTGGCGATTTCAAACTCGCTTATAACACACGTGGAGAAGACTTATGTGATTATTTCGCCATAGAAATTTCTAAGGGTCGTTTCACTTGAGGACAACCAGGCTTTCAGTAAACGCCTAAATTGGTTACCCAGCATGTCACACAAGCGCCTCTTCATAACCCGAAGCGGCTTATCAAGTGAAGGTAGTTTTTACGGTCATGCACAGGCTGGGATGTCATTTGTGTGCCAGAAGCAGACTTTAATATAGCTCCAGAGTCCCTTATGGGAGCTATTTACATCTGTCAAGCTTTAGCAAGCGGCTTCATTCGAAAACTAATACCCATACGATTAATGGCATTCATGGTGGCAATAACAATGGTAAGTTCAACCAAATCTTTTTCACCGAATACAGAAAGCGCTGCGGAATATGCTTCATCGGAAGCATGTGTTTCACTAACACGGGTAACTTCTTCCGCCCATGAGAGGGCAGCTTGCTCTATATCCGAGAATAAATAGGTAGCTTCTCGCCAGACAGGCACCAATACAATCTTTTCGACGGACATGCCACTCTTGATAAGATCGCGAGTATGTATATCTATGCAGTGTGCACAACCATTGATCTGGGAAACTCTTAAAAAAATTAAATGGATCAGCTCGGCAGGTAAACCTGTACCAGTAGTGGCGTAATGATGGAGCGCTGCTATAGCCTTGCCACCTTTATCGGAAACTTGAAACCAGTTTGGACGCTTCATCGTTATTTCCACCTTTTTGAGTTGTTTAAAATAAAAAGATGCCTCACAGGATCGCTACGACTGAATGACAGAATTTAAATTAGTACGTCTGCTCAGACGTTGTAATCTTAACCATTGATGTCATAGATAAAAGAGACAATAAATGAGTAAAACGGTAGGACAATTATGGGATACCTCATGCAGTAAAACTGGATAACAATTTTTAAAAGCAAACCCTGAGTGTTGATAAAATCCACGGTAGAGTCCGCTTCTCGCTCATAACAGACCATTTCCTCACTATGCCCTGCCATCTGCTTTCATCCGTTGATATTTAGTTTTCAAAAGCTCCGCCGGTGTCGGCCCTTTCGGAGCAACTGGCGCAGCCAACGCCCGACGAATAGGCGGAATCGGCTTCCCGGCTAGCACCCGCTTTTCCCACCTATCCAGAATATCACCGGCCTCACGCTCAAGCTCTTTGTGACTGAGTTGGCCATCAGTTCCGCGACGCCGCAGCTCGAGGCAAATGTGGTAATAAACCGGCTTCGGCCAGGGGTACTGCTCACTGCTCGGGTACCGAAACACCAGCTTGCGCCACTTCCAGTATTCAGCCATCACGTCTGCGGTGGTGACCCCCAGCACGCAACGCCCTTCCCTGCACCACTTGATGAACTGGCCAGGCGATGGCAAGAATGGACGCTCCTGGCGACGCACCATACGCATGCCGGCTTCAACCTGCTCCATGGTGTTTATCCCGTTTTCTTTGAAGGCCAGCACCCACTGGCGGCGGATTTCGTCAACGTCGTCCTGGCTTCGGTTAACCAGGCTTGCAGGAAACGCGGCCGCCAGCTGTACAAACAGGCCGTTGATAATCTGCGCCACCTGCTGCGTTTGTTCGCGTTCGGTGTACTGCTCAGGCAGATTGTGCGCCACGCGGCAAGCCTGTTCCCGGTCAAAATTGCGAATGCTCTCGGCAAGGTTTTTCATTCCAGCACCCCGTCAATCCAGTCGGTGTTAAGCAGGTCGATGCCGCTCCGGGATGGCTTTGCCGTTCCGGTTGCACGCAGCCGCTTGGTAGTGAGCTGATCCCACTGCTTGCGCAGACTCGAAGGGCTCAGGATGTTGTCTTTCCAGAATTCGTCCCGGTTAGCCCACTGGAACAGGTCACAGATTTCGTAGTGCGTACGCTTATCCTGGACGCGCATCAGCCTGATGGTGTTTGCCCATTCAGCCCAGTTTGGTTCGGATAGCGAAGCGTTGACGGTGAGAAGCCTGTCGTAAATCCAGCGAGCGGCCTTGAGGTCGTCAGCGGATCCCCATGATTTACCTGCCGGGGTGTATATCCCGGCGGCAGCTTCTGGATGGCGTGAGAGAAACTTTTGAGTTTTCTGGTTTCGGGATTCGTCAGAGTTCCGAGACGAGGATCTTTTAATATTGTTCTTGTTATAGTCTTGGGTGTCTACCGTTTCCGGGAAGATTTTTCCCGTTTTCGGTAACACTTTTCCCGTTTTCGGGAAGGTTTTTCCCGTTTTCGGTTTGTCTAAAATCCAGGCTGAAAGGTCAGTATTTATACCGACCGTTTTCATCACGCCCTGCTTCTGACTGAAGATAATTTTACGTTCTGCGAGTGATTTGAGCGCATCAGAAACATGCGAATCACTCAGCCCTGTAAGCTCAGCGATCACCGTGTTCGTAACGCGGTCCTGTTTCTTGTTCCAGCCGTAGGTAAGCCAGATCACCGCCTCAAAACACTGCCACTCCCGGCCTGACATTCTCAGACGAGGCTTGAGCTGTTGGATTTCGTTAGCGACCTTGGTATACCCGTTCGACAGGTCGGCCATACGACCTCCCGGTTGTTCAGTTCTGTTGGGGAAATTGATAATTTCAGCTGTGTTTGACATACTTAGCTCCGCAATTACACTCCGTTTTTGCACCTGAAAGTCGGTTCTGTTAGCGCAGACCGGCTTTCGCCTTTTCTGAAGTCTTCACATTGCCCCCAGCATGGTTGTGACCATCGCCAGCAGTGGCGCCGTAAGGTCCGGATCGATCCTGAACATTTCGAAAATCCCCTCTCCTAACTCCTTCAGCTTTTCCTTTTTCGGTGCATCGAGCATCAAAGCTTGCTTCGCCTCACTCACCTCTTTTTCCAGCCGGGCCATCCGGTAGGCAAACGAGTCGTTCTTAACGACACGGTCGCGGTATCGAAGCGGTAATACGGACATGATCGCGGGCACCAGCTGTTCGATGTTCTTTCGGTACGATGCGGAGTCTTCTTTGTTGTCGAGCCAGCGGAACAGCTTCACGTTCCAGACATCGGCCTGGCCTGAGAAATCCACGCCATCAAGTTGAAGTTCTTCCGCCGCTTCTTGGATTTGAAGTGCTACAGCTACGCGCCCTTCTGCCGCCGCCCAAGCTCGTACCGCTGAGCAGATATCGCGATGATCGATATCCTTCACTGCCGATTCGCTTTGATGACACTGGAATATCAGTGAATTAGAGGAAGCTCTGTTACTCTGTTGGAATGAAACAGTCTGCATTTTGTTAAGGCTCCTGTTTGGGTAAACCGTCTGTTGGGTTTGGGTAGAGATCTGGGCGCAACTCGTGCGGAGTTACGCCGGTAACCCCATAAATTTGCAAAACTCGATCTGCCGGGACGACGCCCTGATATCGATTTCGCCAATGACTAACAGTCATGGCGCTTACGGTTAGCAGTTGGGCTAAGCGCGTAGCAGTTCCTGCTTTAGTAATTGCTTTATCAATTGCTTTCATAAATAGCTCCTGTAACAACAACGCAATTAAACATTTTGTTTATGTTTATGTCAACATTTTGAATATTGAGCTAATAAACATTTGGTTTAGAATTCGTCCATGAAAGAAAAAACTCATCAGATTAACCACCCACAAGTTCAGCGGCTTAACGAGGTTCTTGAGCTCAAGAAGTTGACCAAATCAGACATGGCCCGTATTTGTGGCGTCAGTGCTCAATCGGTCAATAACTGGTTCGTACGCGGGACGATTGGTAAAAGCTCAGCGATTAAGCTGGCGGATGCGCTTGGGGTGAGCCTTGAGTGGCTGCTTGGCCAAGATGTTGGCGAGAAAGATGGACTGAAGCCGGACGAACAACGCCTGTTGGAACTTTACCGTCAGCTTCCCGAAGAAGAGCAACAGAACATGCTTCGCATCTTCGCGCTTCGCCTGAAAGAGCTGGACGAACTATATGATAAGTATATGAAAGGCCGGATTCGTTCGCAGGATGATTGAGTAATCCTTTCAGCAATGATTCGTAAAGATCTACTATAAGAAATGGCCATAAAGTGGCCTTTTTTTATGCGCCTCGAATAACTAGCACATCCCTTGTACTAAGCGTCCATTCCCCGGACTTCCTGCCTGTACCATTTCGTCGAATTTTTTGCCTCCAAAGAACAAAATTTCACTCTCCATAAGCATCATATAAACATTTTGTTTATTTAAAATTACTCATTTTGTTGACTGCAACTTAAACTTTGTGTTTAATCTAACTCAACAAGACGCATCACGTTCCACCAAGGCAGGACGCCCACGAAGTAGCCGCCGATGGCATACGAATATTCGGATGAGGTGGAGAGATTAACGCGCATCAGGTGTAAACGTTCCGCTGGCCGGCGATAAGGCAAACGAGGGTGAGAATGATTGATTTCGCACGCAAACCATCACGGCAGCAGGCAGTAAAGCTGAATTTCATCGAGGTGATTCTTCGCCGCTTGTGCTACTTGCTGGCGCAAAAGGGGAATCCAGATGTGTGACTCAACAAAATGCGGGTACTGCGGCAAGCCGGTTGAACCGGAGAAAGTAGTCAAAAGTACCCTTCTCTATCGCAACGGCTCACAGCTGGCGCGCAAAGAAAAAGAATACTGCTCTGAACGTTGTGCTTCGTACGACCAGATGGCCCAGGAGGCATAACGTAAAAGCCGCGCAAGGCGGCCCGTACGTCCGGTGCTCCCGACCAAAGTTACACCGGAAAACTACTTAAAAAACCAAAGTTCACCCAATGGGCGCTATCTCTGGCCCGGGGATCTTACATCCAAAAAAGAGGATCTCACATGGAATTTTTCTATGTAGTTAAGGCTACGCAGAAATCTGGCAAAGAAGACGCAGTGATTTGGTTCACTGCTAAATCAGAAGCCCGTGCCAACCTCCAGCTCGATGTCGAGCTGGAAGATGCTGGTATTGAAACCGGCCGTGGTAAGGATTACGCCAAACCAGTTCGCACCGATTTCCCTGTTTACAACGATCTGCCTGAAGAAAGCACCGTGGATTACACCTGGCTGCCAAAGGCTGGTGCTGAGTCAACTGGAGCCGTGGACAACACTGCTGCACCGGAAACGACTGTTAAAGTCGAAACTACCGTCGAGAGTGTCCCGCTTGAAAACCGCACTTCAGCGGTCCGTTTTGCCGTCCACCTGACCAGCGACAAATTCCAGTCACACATCACTAAAGAGCAGCAACTGGCTGCCAGCGAAATGTCTCTGGATGAAGGCAACACCTATCTCCAGAACCTGCTGCTGGCGAAAAACGGCATTCCAGAAGTTGCCGAACTCAGTCTGAACGCTGAGTGGAAACTAGTCCAGGCGATTAAACAGATATTCACGCCAGATGAAGCGCACAACAAAGAAATTATTGCTGCATTCATGGCTGACTGGGCGAGAGCTGATGCCGGCGACCGCAATCAGTTAGTTGAAGAGTGGAGAAGCGGAAAGCTTGCTCTTCTCAAATCAGAAAGCACCAGCGACGCCGACGCTACAACTGGTCATGACCTCAAACCTGATAACGGTATCCAGATTGACGAGAATGATGACGAAACCACTCGTTATCCAGTCGTGCGTATGCCCTTCCGCAAGCAGTTACTCGCCCAGTTTACCGTCGACGAACTGCGCCACCACTTAACCCGCGAAGAATACGAAGGTATCAGCGCGCTGGAGATGGACACTGACAACGGCTACGTCCAGAACCTGCTGCTGGCGGCAGAAAACTGCGAAGAGGTGAAGGGTTACGATACCAAAGACCTGTGGCGCTACACCGATGCCATTCGCAAGGTGTTCAGCCAGGAGAAGCGTCACGAACTCGCTCTGGTACTTCGTTTTACCCGAATCTGGGCTGCGACTGATTATATTGACCGCGGCATTCTCGTTCGCGAGTGGGCAGCCGGTAATCGCATCAGTAATGTTCAGCGCACCGATTCTGGTACTAATGCCGACGGTGGCTATGTAACGGATCGCGGCGAAGGCGCGCATCACACTCTGGACACCCTCGATCTTGAGATCGCATGCGCCCTACTGCCTATGGATTTCCACCACTGCGAAATTCCTTCGAGCGTGTTACGACGTGCCAAAGAAATCGTGGCCAAGAAAGAAGAACCATGGAAGTCATGGAGCGCAATCTTACGCAATCAACCAGGCATACTGGCGGTGAACCGTGCGGCAATCTTCAATCTGATCCGCATCGCACCAGAAAACATTCATCACACGCCAGCGGCTCATCTTGAGTTTGTGAATAAAACCATGACGGCTGAGTTTAACTCTGCGGTGGAGTTACTGCCGCTGTCTACTCCGTCTGTTGAGACCGAAGCTCCAGCAGAACAACCCCAGGTTGATAATCTCGGCAGCGGCATGTTCTCCATCGTTTGCCTGATGGGTGGAAATACCGAACAGGTCGTCAATACCTCCTCAAATGAAGTCGAAAAAACGGAAAACGCAGCGGAAACCACCAGCGATGTGCAGATGGAAAAGACTCAGCCAGAGAAAGTCGAAAATACTGATCCGGTACATCCAGGCGAAGGCACTGATGCAGCTGATACGCAAGCAGTTACCGTAGCGCAGGAAGAGCAGAAAGCAGAACCGGTAATTGAATACCCGGCTTACTTCGAGCCTGGCCGATACGAAGGCCTACCGAATGACATTTATCACGCAGCAAACGGTATTAGCTCAACCCAGGTGAAAGATGCCCGGGTCAGCCTGATGTATTTCAACGCACGCCATGTGGCTAAAACTATCCCGCGCACAGCATCCAAAGTTCTGGACATGGGGAACCTGGTGCACGCCCTTGCATTGCAGCCGGAAAACCTCGAAGCAGAGTTCAGCGTAGAACCTGAGATCCCGGAGGATGCTTTTACCACCACCGCAACCCTGCGCGAGTTCATCGACGCTTACAACGCCAGCCTGCCGACGCAGCTAAGCGCTGACGAGATAAAAGCGTTGCTTGAACAACATAACGCATCCCTTCCCGCTCAAGTGCCGCTTGGAGCCAGCCTGGAAGAAACGGCTCAAAGCTATATGGCTCTCCCAGCTAAGTACCAGCGTATTGAAGAAGGCCATAAACAGACAGCAACGGCAATGAAGGCATGCATTAAAGAGTACAACGCCACCCTGCCCGTGCCGGTTAAAACCAGCGGCAGCCGTGATGCGCTACTCGAGCAATTAGCGATCATCAATCCTGATTTGGTCGCACAGGAAGCGCAGAAACCGACGCCGCTGAAAGTGTCCGGCAGCAAAGCAGACATGATCCAGGCAGTTAAGTCTGTTAAGCCCGATGCCATATTTGCCGACGAACTGCTGGATGCCTGGCGCGACAACCCTGACGAAAAGATTCTGGTTACGCGCCAGCAACTGGCCACAGCGCGGGCAATTCAGTCGGCACTACTGGCGCACCCGACCGCGGGCATGCTGCTGACACATCCAAGCCGCGCCGTAGAAGTGAGCTATTTCGGTTTCGACGACGAAACCGGATTAGAAGTGCGTGTACGCCCGGATCTCGAAATCGAATTGGATGGCGTGCGCATCGGTGCTGACTTGAAAACTATCAGCATGTGGAACGTTAAGCAGGAAAGCCTGCGCGCTAGGCTGCACCGGGAAATCATTGACCGTGACTATCACCTCAGCGCGGCTATGTATTGCGAGACAGCGGCGCTGGACCAGTTCTTCTGGATTTTCGTCAACAAAGACGAGAACTACCACTGGATCGCCATCATTGAGGCGTCCACCGAAGTGCTGGAACTGGGCATGCTCGAGTACCGCAAAACGATACGCGCCATCGCAACCGGATTCGACACGGGCGAATGGCCAGCGCCGATAACTACCGATTACACCGATGAACTGAACGACTTCGACCTGCGCCGCCTCGAAGCGCTGCGCGCTCAGGCTTAAGGGGGATTTATGCATAACACTAACGTTACCGTTACTGACCAGAACACCGTTATTAACTCCAACGTGGCTTTGTTTGATTCCCAGTATCTGAACGCCATTAGCACGTTCGCGCAGATCATGGCGCAGGGCACTGCTACCGTTCCTAAACACCTGCAGGGCAACCAGGCCGACTGCATGGCTGTAGCGATGCAAGCGGCACAGTGGCAGATGAATCCCTTTGCCGTGGCGCAGAAGACGCACCTGATTAACGGTGTGCTCGGGTATGAAGCTCAGCTCGTTAATGCCGTCATTTCACGCAGCGGCGTGCTGGCCAGCCGCTTTGAATATGAATGGTACGGACCATGGGAAAAGGTTGTTGGGAAATTCCATATCCGTAAAGGCGACAAAGGCGAGTACCGCGTCCCGGGCTGGACCCTGGCTGACGAAGCCGGGATCGGCATTATTATCCGCGCAACCCTGAAAGGTGAAGATCAGCCAAGGGAACTCGATTTGCTGCTGGCTCAGGCCCGAACCCGAAACTCTACCCTGTGGGCTGACGACCCACGCCAGCAGCTGGCATATCTGGCTGTCAAACGCTGGGCCAGACTGTTCTGCCCGGATGTGATTCTGGGCGTTTACACCCCTGATGAACTGGATGATCGCCGAGAAGAACGAGAGGTAAACCCTGCACCGGCGCAGCACGTTAGCCTTGCAGACATTTCAGGTGACAACGTCACTACGACTCAAACGGCTCAGGAATCAGCTCAAAATATTTATGCACTTGCTGATGATTTCCGTGACCGCATCGAGGCGGCTCAGGATGTGGATAGCGCTAAAGCTCTGCGCGCAGATATTGAAACCGTGAAAGCAACACTGGGTTCTGCCCTGTTCACTGAGCTGAAAAACAAGGCCGTGAAGCGTTATTACCTGGTTGATGCACGGAACAAAGTCGAAGCAGCCATCAATTCCTTGCCATCTTCAGATGAGCCGGATGCAGCTGCGCGGTTCGCGGAAGTAGAGCGCGTTCTTGCAGCGTCGAAACGCCATCTGGGCGACGAATTGCATGGTCAGTTCAGCATCACCCTGGCGGATATGAAACCGGAATACGTGGACTAACGAGATCGGGAGGGGAAACCCTCCCTCAAGGAGAAGAAATGCGACTGATTAATCGTGGCAGTAAGCAATCCCCTTTGGCTCGCCAGGCATGTGAAATCGCACTCGCAGCCCACCAGCAAAGATACGGCGACTATGGGCGCAGCAACATGAAAGAGACCTATACGGTGAGAGTGGAAGGCGTGAAGGTCTGGGTCGAGGTAGTGAACTGCAAGGCAAGCTACGTGGCCACAGCAATGACCGGTATGCGCCGACTGCGTTCCCTGCCCGGCCAGGCAAACTGAAACCGAAATATCAACGACTAAAGACCGGCATATCTATACTCATGCCGGTTACCTGAGGTGAACCATGTCGCAGGTAATTTTTAACGAAGAATGGGTTGTTGGCGCAAGACTCACAGAAAAAACAGGCCTGACCGAACGACAGATTGAGAAGTATCGCCAGGGCTGTTGGGTGGAAGGTGTCCATTTTAAACGGGTATCTCCTTCTGGCGAAAAAACCTTGCGTGGCACCACCTGGTACAACTATCCGAGAATTAATCAGTTAATAAGGGATGCGTAAGATGGCAGCTTTGCCTACAGGTGTCGAAATCAGAAACAATAAGATTTGTATCTGGTTTATGTACCGGGGAAAGCGTTGCCGCGAAATTCTCAAAGGTTGGATTAACACCCCGGCGAACATCAAAAAAGCCGGGAATCTTCGGGCTGTGATCGTTAGTGAGATCAACCTTGGAGAGTTTGATTACCACCAGCGCTTTCCTTCATCGTCCAGAGCAAAAAAAACCGTAACCACTGTTTCAGTTCAAACCTTTTCAGAGCTGTGTGAACTGTGGACGAGCATTAAAGAAACCGAAATTAGCGCGAATACCATGCGTAAGACTCGCTCACAACTCGGTACGTTAATGCACATCATTAACGGAGATACGCCTGTTTCAACTATACGCCACAGCGACATTCTAAAATACAGAAAGGAGCTGTTGAACGGTGAGACACTTTACCTGGCAAATCCCAGAAGTAACAAACAGGGACGCACTGTGCGTACCGTGAACAACTATATATCGCTTCTGTGCTCCCTTCTTCGGTTTGCACAAAAATCTGGCTTTATCAGTGGCAAACCCTTTGAAGGGATCAAGAAACTACACAAAGGGAAAGTAAAACCGGATCCTTTAACGAAGCAGGAGTTTAGTTTGCTTGCGGAATCCGAGCGTGGCCAAAGCCTCAATATGTGGACGTTCGCAGTTTATACTGGTGTCCGTCATGGAGAGCTTGCAGCTCTTGCCTGGGAAGATATTGACTGGGAAAAAGGTACAGCCCATATAAAGCGCAATCTTAATGCGTTGGGCATGTTCGGCCCACCAAAAACCGAAGCAGGTAACCGGGTTATCACCCTATTAGAGCCGGCGCTTGAAGCCTTGAAAGCACAGCGCAAGCTGACAGCACTACAGCCTAAAACCGAAATTGTCTTTAATCATCGCGAGTATGGCGCAGTGGAAAATCAAAGCCTGCGATTCGTTTTCATACCCCGGATGCGCAAAGGAGAACAGAAAGCCTACTACTCTTTATCGAGCATCGGTGCGAGATTCAACGCAGCTGTAAAACGTGCTGGTATTCGCCGCCGGAATCCGTACCATACGCGGCATACTTTTGCCTGCTGGCTTTTATCTGCCGGCGCTAACCCGTCTTTCATAGCCAGCCAGATGGGGCATGAAAACGCGCAAATGGTTTATGAAGTCTACGGTGCGTGGATTGAAGAAATGAATGGCGAACAGGTGCTGATGCTTAACGATAAGCTCGCACGCTGA